AGCGTACCCCGCAACCCCGGCGGCCCGGGGCTGAACAGCAGGTTTCTCTCCTTTCCTTGCTGTGACGCCCCGGCCACCGCCGACTTAGGGCTGAACCATGAGCGGATTTATTGCCACCGGCAGCACCGACGAACCCTTTGTCATCACCAATGACGGGTTCTGGCCTGACATCGATGTCGTCCACCTGCGATCCGCTATTCGCTTGGACGGCAGCATCACTGACGCACGCATTGAAGTCGTGACCGTCAACGCGTTGATCCAGGTGAACGGCGAACTGGCCAAGGTGAAGCTGAATCATGTGGAGAACGGATACACCACCATCGCGGCTGTGCCGGCGTTTGAAGTCAATGGCGAAAGCCACTTCATCCACCTTTACCGCCGTTCGATCTATTGCAGCGTTGGAGCTGAGCTCGCTGAGCGATATCGCAGTTACGACACCAGCGTCGACGGCAACAAGAACGCAGACGAACTGACGCCTTCGGTCGATGAATACCGTCGTGATGCCCGCTTCGCCATTCGCGATCTATTGGGCGTCGGCCATTCCACCGTGGAGCTCATCTGATGACGACCTCCGTGTATGCCGCTCAAGGCGACACCGTCGACGCCATTTGCTGGCGGGTCTACGGCCGCACTGCCGGCATCACCGAGGCAGTCCTTGAGGCAAACCCGGGGCTATCAGATTTCGGCACGATCATTCCGCACGGCACCCTGGTAGCGCTGCCGGATATCGCGCCGCAAGCCCCGGAGCTGCAAATGGTGAACCTATGGGATTGAGTCATCCGAAATCGCAAGCACACACACCATCACCTTCAACCTTGGACAGCGGAATCACGCGCATGCCTGACAAACCGGATACATGGGCCTGGTTCGCTGCCTGGCTCGAACTGAATTGGCCTGCCATCTACTCAGGTGGCCTCGCCTGTGTAATCGCCGCCCTACGGATCATCTACGGCGGCGGCACCTGGCGCCGGGTTTTACTTGAAGCTCCGCTGTGCGGCGCCCTTGCGCTTTCGGCCAGCCACGGCCTCTTTTTGTTGGGCATTCCCGCCACTACCGGCCCTTTCTTCGGTGGAGTGATCGGACTGCTCGGCGTCGAGGGAACCCGCGCACTGGCCAAACAATTCTTCAACCGAAAGGTGGATCAGCTATGAGTGTTTTGCGCCACGGCGATCGCGGACAAGAGGTCCGCACACTGCAGCAGCGGCTTAACCTGCACGGCGCCGGTCTGGATCCGGACGGCGATTTCGGTGATGCCACCGAATCCGCGGTGCGTAATTACCAGCGTCAGGTTGGGCTGGTAATTGACGGTATTGCGGGCTCGAAAACCGCTCTGGCATTGGCCGGTGCCGATTGTTCGAACCTGCTGCAGCACGACCTGTTGGTGAACGCGGCTGCGCGCCTTGGCGTTGAGCTCGCGGCAGTCATGGCGGTCAACGAGGTCGAAAGCCAGGGCAGCGGTTTCCTGGACAACGGCAAGCCGAAGATTCTTTTCGAGCGCCACATTATGTATCGCCAACTCTGCACACCACGTACCCCTGGTGATGATGCAGATGACTTGAAGGCTCACGCTGACCAACTGGCTCTGGTCCAGCCCAACCTGGTCAATCCGAAATCAGGTGGTTACGCCGGCGGAACGGCAGAGCACCAGCGCTTGGCGAATGCCCGACTGATCGATGATCTTTGCGCGCTGGAGTCGGCCAGCTGGGGCGCGTTCCAGGTGATGGGCTATCACGCCGAGCGCCTTGGATACGCAAACGTTTCGGACTTTGCCGATCGGATGGCCCGAGACGAGAACGAGCAATTCGAAGCCTTCGTACGTTTTATTGAAGCTGACCCGGCGCTGCTCAAGGCGCTGAAGGGCAAGAAATGGGCGGCGTTCGCCAAGGCCTACAACGGCCCCAACTTCGCCCGCAACCTGTACGACACCAAGCTGGAGCGCGCCTATCAGCGTCACGCTGCAGGCTGCCCCATTCCGGAGGCCGCATGATTGACCACGAACAGATCCGCAAACTCAGCCCCGCCGATGGCGACATCTTTCTACTGCCGGCGGACTCGCCCTATGACCTGGTCCGACAGCTCGGCGAGGCGATCACACTCGCAAAACCGGGCGTAAAGGCCATCGTCATGTGCGGCGACATGCGCAAACTCGATGTCGCCGCAATGAATGCAGCTGGCTGGTACCGAGCTTGAGCACGCTGCGCCAGGCGCTGTTTGGCGCGGTCTTGCTTGCCGCGATCGCGCTCCTGGTCTGGGCCCAGTCCCAGCGGATCGAGGTCGCTGATAAAAATGCTGAGCTGGCAAATCAAACGGCAGATGCCGCTCGTGATCGAGCTACGCGCAGCGAAGCGACGGCCAACCAACTTCAGGCATCGCTGCAGGAAGAACGGAACGCCCAAACCGTATTGCGCGGCGTTCAAAACCAACTGCGCCAAGGGCTCGCCACCCGTCAACGAACGATTGAGGACTTGAAACGTGAGAATGCCGAACTTCGCTTTTGGGCTGATCAGCCTCTCCCTGACGCTGCTCGTCGGATGCGCGAGCGCCCCGCCATCACCGGAGCCGCTGCTTATCGCGACTGGTTGTCCGGCCGTGGTGCCTTGCACCCTGTCGGCGACTAAACCGGACAAGAACGGCGCACTGCTCAACGACCAAGACGTCACCGAGAACGACTGGGCGCAATGCGCTGCGCAGATCGATATGGTTTACCAGCATCAGCAGACCCAGGCGGGTAAACCATGAACAAACCAGAATCGCTACGCGCTCACCTGCTCGCCTCGGTACCGGAGTTAAAGAAAAACCCCGATCGCATGATGGTATTCATCGACAAAGGCACCATGCGCAGTACCGCTGCCTTTGGTCTGTCGTTCGAATACAGCTACACGCTGAACCTGATCTTCACGGATTACGCTGGCCATCCCGACGCCATCGCCATTCCCCTGTTCGCTTGGATCCTGGTGAACCAACGGGAGCTGATGGAGAACGTCGACCGCAGCAAAACTGCCGTCGCCTTCGAAGCCGATCTCCTGGACAACAGCAAGGTCGACCTGTCGATCAAATTGCCGCTCACTGAACGTGTGATCGTCAAACGCCAGGACGACGGCCACCTGGTCGTCAATCATCCACCAGAGCCCGTGGTCGACGATGATCCGTTTACTATGCCTGGACTTGAGCTATGGACTGCCGGCGGCGAGTTCATCGCACGGTGGGAAAAACCATGAGCAATGATCTGCAGGCACTGGAAACTTGGGTTTCAGTGTTGTTGGGCAAACTGGACGAGGGTGAACGCCGCAAGCTGCTTGGCGCCGTCGCCCGGGATCTACGTCGAAGTCAGTCGAAACGCATCACCACGCAGCGCAATCCTGATGGTTCGGCGTTCGCACCTCGCAAGCCCAAGGACCTGCGTGGAAAAAAAGGCCGGATCAAGGGCAAAATGTTCGGCAAGTTGAAAACGGCCCGTTACCTGCGCACCGAAAGCACAGCAAACGGCATTTCGGTCGGATTTGTTGGGCGTGTGAGCCGCATTGCCCGGGTTCACCAGTACGGCCTCAAGGATCGACCAGAACGCGGCCAAGCGGATGTGCAATACGAAACACGACAGCTGCTGGGATTCAGCGGCGACGAGCTGGAAAACATCCGAAATCTGTTCATCGATCACCTTGCCGGCTGACCTTCTCCTGTACGCACTCGCGCTACAGCCCACCGCCGATGCAGCTCGCACGCGCGACCTGCAACATCGGCGGCATGGACTCTCTTACTGAACTGACTCGACGCCTTGAAAACCTGATTCGTGCCGGCACCATCGCCGAACTCGATCCGGAGAAGCCGCGTTGCCGTGTGAAAACCGGCGGCCTGCTGACTGACTGGCTCCCGTTCTTCGCCATGCGTGCCGGCGAGGACAGCGACTGGGATCCGCCAAGTGTCGACGAGCAATGCCTGGTGCTTTCGCCTTCCGGCAACCCTGCCCATGGCTTCGTCATTTACGGCCTGTACAGCGATCGCTTTCCTGCTCCGGACAACGTGCCAACCCGCCGCCGGCGCCGGTACCGCGACGGCGCGATTGTTGATTACGACACCGCGAGCCACACCCTGACCGCCACGCTGCCGGATGGCGGTAAAGCCGTACTGATTACACCAGGTGGAACGCATATCACCGGCGACGTCGTGATAGATGGACTGGTGACCTCCACCAAGGACTTCGTCGCAGGCCCGCAAAAAATCAGCCTGGTCAATCACCGCACCTCCGGCGTTCAGGCAGGTAACGGGACGTCCCAAGGACCAATCCCATGATCGGCATGAACAGCAGCTCCGGCCGTAGCATCGTCGGCGACGATCACCTGGTGCAATCGATCGCCGACATCCTGACCACACCTATTGGAACCCGCGTAATGCGGCGCGAATACGGC